AATTCAGGATTGTATGTTTTCTCATATGCATACGATGGAAACACTCAGAAAGACAGAGCAATTAGTACTGATGTTGCTGTATCAATTCGAGCACTTGGTCTTGAAACAGGATCTTGGGTTGAAACGACAGGTACTATCGCTAAACAAGATACTAACGCATTCTCCGTTGTATCTGCTGTTGAGCGAAACTACTCTGATCCAGCATAAATATGAATGATCGAGGGGACTTCGGTCCCCTCATTACTTTGAGGAGATAAAATAATGGAAATATCATTACAACAAGCAGCTGACGTGTTAGGCAAAACTGAAGACGAAGTATTGTTTATCGTTCAAGATGGACGTATGCAAGCAATACAAAAAGAAGATACTGAAATTAAATATCTTGCTGATGGTCGCATTGAGTTTAATGATGAAGTTTCTCAACCAGCATGGATGTTTGATTTCAATGAAGTTCTTAGAGTTAAGAAAGAATTGGAAGAAAGTTTGGACGGGCAACTCAAAGTATTGTTGGAATAATATACTATGGATTTGATTGTGAGTGATAACGCATGTGGTGAATGTAACGCATGTTGTGAGTTTTGCGATATTGATGTATTGAACAAACCGAGTGGGACGTTATGTTCTCATTACGATAATGGTTGTTCAATATATGAAGACCGACCGTTAGCATGTTCGTCATACCAGTGTATGTGGCATTATCAGGATAGTTTGGGTAATAAACTACCCGAGAAATACAGACCCGATCATTTGGGTGTGATATTTGAAAAACCATACAGAGCAGATTTCTGGATGGCAGTAGAAATAAAAGCAGGGTCAGTTGATACACAGGAATGTTTTAATATGATTAAAGCGATAGAGAGGGAAAACTCAGCCCTTCTTATAAAAAGAAATAATGGTATGGTGCAACATCATCTACCAGAAACGATGACATTAGAAGATTTTAATGTTATGTACAAGAGGTACATAGGCGGATAAAGTAAATGGCGGGTACATACGCAACAGACCTAACAACGATGGCGACAGGCAGTACTGGAACGGTTACTGAAGCGCAGGCATATAATGCGGGGGGCTCGTTCACAACGGGCGACACCGATATTTACTTACAAGGCGTTGACGCATTCTCCGCACTTTCCGCACAGAAAAACGCTAACGTAGGTCAGAGTTTGATTTACGATAGAGGTTCCAACTTGAGTATAACAGGCGGTTCCGTGTTTTCGTTGTGGGGTTTATGGCCAGTTCCTTCGGGTCTTGCGACATTTAACAACACAACCCCAGGCGCTTTATTGGTTGTAGGAACTGGAACCAACGCAATATCAACATACGTTGTTGACGGTTCAGATACATTTCCGTTTGGTGGTTGGAGAAACTACGCAGTAGATTTAAGAAACACACCTACTGGTCCTAACTCGGGTGGTGGTGGTACTTCCAATCGTTATTACGGTATGGCGTATTTCATTATCACTGCGTTTAACCGTTCGGTACTGTTCTCAATTGACGCATTACGTTATGGTCGTATGACAATGACCGCAACGGGTGGTGACGGAACGTCAGTAAGTTATGTTTCTCCCTTGACTAGTACGTCAGCAAACTTTCCTCAGATGGCTGACTACAATGATTACAATGCGGGCGGAACACCATCTTTTGGTTCTGCTGTAGACGGTGGATATCACGTGTTTGGACAATTCCAAACGATTGATGGTGGTTTCCAAATGAAAGGCGTTATCAGTCTGGGAGTCACAGGCGGTAGCTCCGTTTTCTTTGACGATGCAAACCGTTCAGTTCTTATTGAAGACGCATATCTAACATACGATGATTTCAATCGAATCGAAATACGAAATGCCGCATCGACAGTCAATATCAGTTCAACTACATTTGCATTCAGTCCTAGACCATCTTCTGTTTTAACCGCTGATGCTCCCGCAACACCTAGAGGTAACTGGGAAGTAGTAGATAACGCAACGGTTATGTTGGATGCTTGTACCTTTGTTGATATGGGTACATTCATATTCCAATCCAACTCAGATTTGATTGACTGTGTATGGAGACGAACTGATTTAGTAACACAAGGTGGTGCGACAATCACGGGTTGTACATTCCAGAATAGCACGTCTACTACGGCAGCGGTGTTATCAACTCCAGCAACATTGAGTTCGATTACGGACTGTACGTTTATCAGAACGACTGGTACAACTAATGCTGTTAATTTGGGTAACATCTCTACTGGTACAACCGTAACTTGGGATGGTAACACGTTAACAGGATACGGCAATCAAACAGCAGGTAACAACATTTCAAGTACTGCCAACGGTGCGATTGCGGTCAACTTTACGTCAAACGTAACGTTAACAATCAGTGTTGTTAATGGCGCAACAATTCCTACTGTAGAAATATCTGGCACAGGCACTGTTAATATTACGGCGTCTGTGACCGTGAATGTAAACGGATTAAAGGACCTGTCAGAGGTTCGTGTATATTCCGCGGGAACAACAACTGAATTAGCTGGAGTCGAAAGCGTGGAGGGGGGTGTTGGTACAGGGGTTAGTAACGGAACTGTTAGTGGTAGCACAGACGACAATACATTCTCTTTCAGCACTTCCGCTGGAGCAAATATAGATATACGCATTTTTAACATTGATTTCAATTCAACCCAGTTCGAAGACTTTACCGTGTCTGCTGGGGGGGATAACATTACAGCTGTACAGGTATCAGATGCAGTGTTTAGCGATCCAGTATAAATACAGAGTAATTAAGAATATTTTCGGAGCAGATTCCAATGGCAGGTGAAAGAACATTTTTAAGAGTACCACCAGACAGTACAGGCAAACGTGTGCGAATGACACATACTGCCGAGATTTTCTATACTAATCTAAATCCAGCAAGCTATGCTTGGGACATTGGTGAAAGATACTTCACTACGTTTAGTGATGACGCAGTATATTATATTCACGTTCATGGTGTGCATCAAATTACTTCTACGACAGGTATTCTCGAAGTACATTATCAAAAAAGCGCTAAGTATAATAATATAGATCCAAAAATTGGCGCTAATATCTTAGACGAAGACGGTGTAACTGTTCTCGCTACGGTTCAAAGTTTCCGTGAAGTTTATATCAACTCAAATCACATTCTTGGTTATGACAATCCAGAATATGGTGTAGACGTTGACCCTACTGGATCGATGAATGTTCGATTCGCGGAAGGTCTGCCACAACTAGATGCGTTCGGTAAACTACGTGTATCTGGTGTTTCTATTCTAGGCGATTACACGTTCGCCAATAATCTTTTGAACGACCAATTTGCTACAACTAAATTTGGTATTACAAAAGGTGCTGCAACAGTATTTGATGATGATCTTCATGCTGCAACTTTAGTCACTGGTGTAGATGGTCAAACTCATACTGCCACTGCAAACTATGGTCCAAATTCTATTCGAATTCAAATGACCACGAATACATATCACCATTATTTCCCTGGTCTATCGCAAATGGCAATTATGACAGTTGCATTAGGTGATGAGGGTAAAGTAGGTGTAATGCGAGAGTGGGGATACTTTGATGGCGAATATGATTTCGACATTACAAATCCATCTGCTACTAATGAACTGACTGGTGGCAATGGATATTTCTTTAGAGTTACAGGAACAAATGGACTTGAGTTTGTAATTCGATCTAGTGCTACTGGTGTAGTAACAGAAAGAATTATGAGAAAAAACTCAACAATTATTACTTCAGGTGGTGTTGTTCAATCAACTACTTCTGATGGTTGGAATGGCGATCCTGTTGACGGCACTGGTGACTCAGGCAAAGATTTTGATTTAAGAGATGATAACATTTATTGGTTAGACATTCAGTGGTTAGGGGCTGGACGTGTTCGTTTCGGTACGTATCATAAAGGTCAACGTATTGTAATTCATGAATATTATCACGATAGCAATAGCGGATTCCCGCACTCGCAAACTGGTTCATTGCCATTGCGTTTCTGTCAACATCAAATGAAGGACATTGCTGTTACTGGTTCTTCAAATATGAAAGTTTGGTGCGGTGCTATATATTCAGAATCAGGTATTGAAACTGCTTCATTAGGTTCTGGTCGAACAGAATATTTTAAAGCATTGATTGATCCTGCAAACATGAACGATGTGCAAGGTCTCAATGATGCGTTTGGTGATCGTGGTATCACAACAAAGACAGGCATTACCTCTAGTGGAACAACATTGACTGTTCCCAATCTGACAGGTATTAAACCAGGATGGATTATACAAGATAGTGACGGCTTGTTGGCTGCTGATACGCAAGTTACAGATATTATTAATAGTACAACAATCCAAATAAGTTCGGCACCTGATTCAGACTTTAGTGGTGTTGAGAATATTAATTTTAATATGCCACTTAATGATGAATATTATCTCATTGGTATTCTTGCTCCTGTACCAGAACTCAAAGGAGTGAATCATCCAAATAGAACACTATATCTTCCAAGATCCGCACGTGCCTGGGCATATCATGAAGATGGTTCTGAAGCGTTTCTGAGTGTACAGGTATACGTCAACCCAGTTATTTCTGGTGTGAATCGCGTAAGTAATTTATACGATACAACAGAAGCAGCAGCATTAGGTGTTGATCCAGTATTCACTCCTGTAGAACCAAATGATCCAGGCAATGCTGTTATGGCATATGGTAAAGCAGGAATTGATTCAGTGAACCTGTTCCGTAATAGTGGCATTCATGCTCTTGTAACATACTCTGGCGGTTATGGCGGCCAAGAAGATTTGAGTGGTGCATTTACTTCGCTGTCATCTTCATTCAAAAATATTGCAGATGATGGTGGTAATAACCGTTGCCCGATTCTAAAGATTATTCAATCACCAAGTGCAGGTAAAGCAACTGTTATTCAAATCAATACTCCTCCAACTGGGATTAGTTACTCATTGCACAGAGAAGGTAACGCAATTCAGTTTGAACAGATCCCTGGGTTGATTGGTACTGATCCAACATATGGTATCAATGATGGTGGTGCAACTGGTGGTGCTGGCGAAATCTTCTATTTAAGAATGATCGACAACGACAAGGCAGAACTGTACACAGATAAGAACTTCCAAACACCTTGGGACACTTCAGCACTCGATAACAGTACAAATGGAAATAGTTTGACATGGCCTGGATTGACTGGTGGTGATGTAAATGGTGGAGGATTTATTCTATCAGGTTATGGACCAGAAACTTATTTCTGCGTGTTTGCAAAACCACAAGGACCAAGCAAAGCAGATTCACCTTTCTATGATCCAAGTAAAGGAAAGATTGAAGTCAACTTTGCATTATACTGGAATGAGATACGGCACTAATGTCAAGTGTAGCATTTTGGTACGGTAATTGGGAATTCTGGGAACGTTATCCTAATCAAAAGGTAGTGTTCGACGGTCCTAACAAAATTATTTATGTTAACGATGAAGTTACAGAACTAGATGTTAAAGTGGACATTTATTCTGCTTGGAAAGAATGGGTTTTAAATAGTCCTGAATACCCATATGCTTCTGTTTGGCCAGAAGCAATATCAGCAATTGGTGGCGAACCTCTTACTGATGTTTTAAACGTTGGTTCAACATTCTTCTTAGAAAACGGTTGGCGTATACAACCATATTCTTCGAAAACACCGTATGTGTTAACTGTAGTTGGTAACATATACACAAGAGAAGCAGGTGGTAATCCATTCTTATTTGCAGAAGGTGCTTCTGTGAACCTGACAAGATCTAACTTGATCGAACAGGTAGTTGCTAAAGCTGCATTGAGTGCATCTGATCTTGCTGCTATAGCACAATATGTCTGGGAGAAGAACACATCTGGCTCTGTTGCTAACTCTTATGGTAGATTAGTAAACGATATAGATATTGAGCGTGTTAATAAAGGATTAACGAAAGGCGAATTTTTGGCACTTAAATGATAGGAGACTATGATGGAAGATGAAATTGAATATGACGTAATAGATCCAGAAGTAGGAGAAGTAAAAACTTCTACTGTAGATGATCTGATTAAAGCAATTGCTGGTCAGGATTTCAATACTGCTGGTGATATGGTTAATGATCTATTATCTACTAAAGTTAGTAATGCTTTGGATCAAGAAAAAATCGCTATTGCTTCTCAAATATTTGGAGAAGATGAAGAAGATGAAGATACAGATATTTCTGACGAAGATCTAGAATCTTTAGAAGATGATGAAGAAATAGATTCCATGCTTGATGATGCTATGGAAGAAGAAGACGAAGAAGAAGATTAAAAATTCAATTTATATAAATAATATACATGAAAAGATTTGTAGAACTCAGAGAAGCTAAGGCTGGTAAAACAGTCTTTAATAAAAGAGAAAAGGGAATACCTGTTAAGATCGTAAAGGATTCTAGTGGGTATTCAGTTTATATTGATGGCGACTTTCTTGACACATACAAATCAGAACCTGAAGCTAAGAAGTCAGCAATGGCAGCAATAAAGGAATTAACATGAAGTTAATCTCAGAATATACTGATAACGATTTAGATGTTATCGTTGAAGCAAAAGAAAATGGTACAAAAAAGTATGCTATTGAAGGCATCTTTGCCATGGCTGAATCTAAAAACCGCAACGGAAGAATATACTCAAAAGGTATTATGGAGAATGCGGTAAATAAATATGTCGAAGAACAAGTAAAGACCAAAAGAGCTGTTGGTGAATTGAATCACCCAGATGGTCCTACTGTTAATCTCGACAAGGTTTCGCATCTCATCACTGATCTTCGTTTTGAAGGCAATGATGTGATCGGAAAGGCATCTATACTTGATACTCCTATGGGCAATATCGTGAAAGGTTTGTTGGAAGGGGGTGTTCGATTAGGTGTCTCGACTCGTGGTATGGGTAGTCTTGAGGAAAAAAATGGCGTCATGTACGTCAAAGATGACTTTATTCTTAACACTGTAGATATTGTGCAAGATCCATCTGCTCCATCAGCATTCGTTAATGGGATAATGGAAGGAAAAGAGTGGGTCTGGAATAACGGCATCATAGAACCTCAAGTCATTGAAAGAGCAGAGACTGAAATTAAGCGTGCTCCTAGCAAGCGTCTTTATGAGACACAGGTTAGAGAGTTTAAGAATTTCCTCTCGTCACTGAAATATTAATATCAAGGAGTCCACAAAATGGATAATCAAAATGTAGAGCTCCACGAAGACGAGATGGAAATCGTGGATGAAGCACAACAAATGCCTGTCGGCACCGAAGAAGAGTCTATTGCTTCTGTAAAGAAAGCAGAGGCTGGTGCTAAGGCAGCTAAGAAGCGCAAAGGCGACAAATCTAACAGCGATTCTATGGGAAAGGTTACTGCTGGTGATCCCGAGAAAGCAAGCGAAAGCTATGACTTCTCTGATGACCTGGATGCACTGATTGCAGAAGAGGCAACTCTTTCTGAAGCTTTCAAAGCAAAATCAGCAATCATCTTTGAAGCAGCTATCAAGTCTAAGATCTCTGAAGAAGTTGCACGTCTTGAGCAGTCTTATGCCGAGCAACTGGAAGAAGAAGTCCAAGCTATTCACGAAGGACTTGTTGAGAAAGTTGACTCTTACCTTAACTACGTGGTTGAGAATTGGATGGAAGAAAACCAACTGGCAATCCAGAATGGTCTTCGTACAGAAATCGCTGAAGGATTTATGGGCAAGTTGAAGGACTTGTTCGTTGAGTCTTACATCGAAGTTCCTGATTCCAAAGTAGACCTAGTTGACGAATTGTCAGAGCAGGTTTCTGAGCTTGAAGAGAAGCTCAATAAGACAACTGCTGCTGCAATTAAAATGTCTGAAGAACTGGAAATGTTCCAGCGCGAAGCAATTATTCGCGAGCATTCTGCTGACCTCGCAGATACTCAAGTTGAAAAACTGAACTCTCTGGTCGAAAGCATTGACTTCGAAGACGTTGAAACTTTCTCTAGTAAAGTTAAGACTGTCAAAGAAGCATACTTCAGAAAGAATACTGTCAGTGAAGATGTAATTGCAGAAGATGTAGACTCACCTGAAGAAACTCAGGAAGTAGTCTCTAGTTCAGCAATGGATCGTTATCTGGCTGCTATCCGTAAAACCTCTAAATAAAAAATACTTTTAGGAGTAACAATAATGAACAACACAATTTCTTATGACAAACTGGTAGAAAAATGGTCTCCAGTTCTTAACGAAGAATCAGCTGGTAAAATTGCTGATCGTCATCGTATGAATGTAACTGCTGCTATCTTGGAAAACCAAGAGCAAGCATTTGCTGCTCAAGCTGCTGAAATGGGCATGCTGAACGAAGTTGCCGCCAACAATACTTCTTCTGCTGCTAACTGGAATCCAGTACTGATCAGCCTCGTTCGTCGCGCAATGCCTAACCTGATGGCTTATGACGTTGCTGGCGTTCAGCCAATGTCTGGTCCTACAGGTTTGATCTTCGCGATGAAGTCACGCTACAAGACGACCAAAGCTGGCGTTTCTAATGGCAATGAAGCTCTGTTCGACGAAGCAGCTGTTGGTTTCTCTGGTGACTCTTCAACAACTGGTAACGGAGCTAGTGGTCCTTCAGGTTTGGCTGGTTTGTCTGACGACTCTTCTACTGGTCTCCGCACGACCGATTCATCTATCGATGATTCTCGTACTGGCCCTTATGCTGGTAACGCATATGCTACTGCTACTGCAGAAGCATTGGGAACTGGCGGACAAGACTTCGCTGAAATGGGTTTCACCATTGAGAAAGCAACTGTAACTGCTAAGAGCCGCGCTCTGAAAGCAGAATACACTCTGGAACTGGCACAAGACCTGAAAGCTATTCATGGTCTGGACGCTGAATCAGAGTTGGCTAACATTCTGTCTACGGAAATCCTCGCTGAAATCAACCGCGAAGTTATCCGTACGATCAACAGCCAAGCTAAGACTGGTTGTCAAACAGCTAATGTTTTCACCAAAGGTATCTTCGATCTGAGCACTGATGCTGATGGCCGTTGGTCAGTTGAGAAGTTCAAGGGTCTGTTGGTTCAAATTGAGCGTGAAGCTAACCAAATTGCAAAAGACACTCGTCGCGGCAAAGGTAACGTAGTTATCTGTTCTTCAGACGTTGCTACTGCTCTCGCTGCTTCTGGTATGCTTGACTACGCTCCAGCTCTGTCTACCAACCTTCAGGTTGATGACACAGGTAACACCTTCGCTGGTGTTCTGAATGGTCGTACCAAAGTCTACATCGATCCATATGCTGTTGCTGACTACGTAACTGTTGGTTACAAGGGCACCAACCCATATGACGCTGGTGTATTCTACTGCCCATACGTACCTCTGCAAATGGTTCGTGCGGTTGGTGAGAACGACTTCCAGCCACGTATCGG